CTCGACGTCGAAGCGGGGGGAACGAATGATCCAGCCGATGCCATCATGAGCTATGTGCAGAGGTTCAGGCTCGACCTGACCTCGACCTGACATCTGATCAGGCGCTTTACCGCACCGCGGCGGGACCCCACGCGGACGCCACCACTTCGGGTGGCCGCACCCACACCACATGTGAGGACAGGGGTCCACCACCATGGGCAGGTTCAACCGCAAGGGCGTCACGAAAATCCTCTTTGCGACGACGATCGCCGACACCGGCTACATGCCGACACTCGTCGAGATCACCGGCGCCGAGGACTACACGAAGGCCATCGCCGCAGTCGAAGGCTTCTCCATCTCCAACCAGGAAATCGAGACCCCCGACATGGACTCCACGTTCGTGTCGAAGATCCCCGGCGACGACTCGGCCGAGGACTCCTCGCTGACGTTCTACGAGGACGACGTCACCGACGACATCGAGACCGACCTCGCCAAGGGCACCGAGGGCTTCATCCTCATCGCCCGCAAGGGCAAGGCCGCCAGCACCAAGGGCCTGGACGTGTACCCGGTGCGTGTCGCGTCGAACTCCGCGACGATCACCGCCGACAACGAAGCCGCGAAGATCACCGTCCGTTTCAGTATCACGGACCGCCCGCTCCTCAACGCGACGATCCCGGCCACCTGAGCCACCCCCTCACAGCTCCCGGCCGGGCCCGACAGCGTTCGGGAAGGGGCGCCGTATGGTGCCCGGCCGGGTCCCCTTCCCCTGACGGAGGACCCACCTCATGACCGCACGAAAGACCGCCGCACCCGTCCCGCCGGCTGCCGCCGTGGCGCAGGACGCGCACTGGGCAGCGACCCGGGAGCGCCTCCTGGCCCGGACCCGGCCGGTACTCAAGCTGACGATCTGCGACGACGACGACGCCAAGCGGGCCGTCAACGCCGCCCGATTCGCCGAGCAGCAGGCCAAGGACGCGGCAGAGAGCAGCCCCGAGGACGAAGCGACGCAGGCCGCCCACCGGGAAGCAGCAACGGCCCTCACAGACGCCCAGGCCGCCCTGGACGCCGTGTCGATCCAGCTTCGCTTCCAGGCCCTGGACCGCAAGACGTACAAGGCGCTCCTCGCCGCGCATCCGCCGACAGAGGAGCAGGCCGAGGACGGCTACGACTTCAACCTCGACACCCTCGCCCCCGTCCTGATCGCTGCGTCGTCCCTTGACGGGATCACCGAGGAAGACGCCCAGACGTTCCTCGACGACTGGGCGACGGCAGAGGCGACGAAGCTCCTCGACACCGCATTCGGGGTGCAGCGCGAAGAGCGCATGGACCTGGGAAAAGGCTGATCGCCGATGAAGCCTTCCGCAACGAGCTCGCTCTGTGCGACCGGTGGGGCATCCCGCACTCCAAGTTCCGGGGCGCCGGGGACGGCACCTGGACGGCACGCGACCGGGAGAAAGCCTTCGCCTACCAGGCATACCTCGCCACCGTCTGTCCCCAGTGCCAGACCCGGCACGACGACTGGGACCAAGGCGGTGACGACGGCGAGGACGCCTACGCGGTCACCGTCCAGCTGTGCGTCGGCTGCCAGGTCCTTGCCGACAAGCAGCAGACCCTCGCCCGAGACCGCGGTGAGGACACCCACGGGCTGAAGGTCGCGCTGATCCCCGCAGCGCACGCAGCGGCCCTCGAGGTCGAACGCGAACACCAACGCGAGCACAAGGTGAAACGCCACCGACACGGCGACTGACAGCGAGACGAGAGGGAGGGCAGGCTGGTGGCTAACTGGAACCTGGATGTGTCACTGCGTGGTCAGGGCGCCAGCCTGGCCCGCACCCTGCGCACCAGCGCCGGGCACGCCCGGGACCTTGCCGACGCAGCCCGTGACGCCCAGCGCAACATTACTGGCCTCGATGGGGCTGCCCGCACCGCCCAGAACTCCATCCGAGGCGTCGGCACCGCGTCCGGGCGCGCCCGCTCCCAACTTGCTCAGATGGCCCGCCAGGCTCGTGATGCCGCCGGAGAGTTCCGCAGCCTAGCCGCAGCCGCCGCCCTTGCCGAGAGACGCCTACAGGGCGCTATCCGGGACGTGCGAATCACCGCCCGTCTCGACGACGACACCGCCACCGGCCGGGCCGCCCTGCGCGCGTCCATTGCCGAGATTCAGGCCCTGTCCCCGGTCCGGATCCGCGTCAACATGGACGGCAGTGCCGCACAGATCGCAGCGACGGCGGCAGCCATGCGAGACCTGCGTGACAACGCCGACCGCACCGACAGCGCCCTCACCGCTCTCACAGGGAGCTCTGCCGGGGCGGCATCAGCCCTCCGGGCCGCAACGGACGCCGCCCGCGACCTGTCCCGCGTCCTGCGCACACTCCGGGCTCGGGCTCTTGCCGCCGCATCCGCATTGGACGAGCTCGGCGACCAGGCGCGCACGGCTGCCACCAACCTTGTCCTCCTGGCTGATGGCGCCAATACGACGAACGGACACCTGACCACCCTGTCCGGGAACACCCGCACCCTGCGTGGCGACCTCGACGACCTGGACGGGGCCCTCACCCGCGTCAACGGCAACCTCAACGGGCTCCGCGGCTCCCTCGGTACCACCGGGTCGTCCGCGAACAGTGCCTCCGTCGGCACGAAGAACCTCATCCTGGCCGCAGTCGCCCTCGGCTCCGCCCTCATCCCGATCGCCGCGGCCACCGTTCCCATCGCAGCCGGCCTCGGCGCAGCAGGCGCAGCAGTCGGAGCGTTCGGGATCGCTATCGGCGGGCAGATCATGGCCCTCACCGAAGCGGCAGAAGCCGAGGAGAAGTACGACAAGGCCGTCCGTGAACACGGGTCCGCCTCTGCGGAGGCAGCGAAGGCCGAGATGGAGTATCAGCGGCTCCTCGCTGAGATGCCGCCCGCTTCCCGCGAGTCCGCCGCAGCCCTGGCCGCTCTCAAAGACGAGTACAAGGACTGGTCGAATGCCCTGGCCGCCGACACGATGCCCGTCGTCACCAAGAGCCTCCAGCTGTTTGCCGCAGGCCTGCCGCAACTGACTCCCCTTGTGAAGGGCGCCTCGAAGGAGCTCGACCACTTCCTCACCGTGGCCGCCGGCGGGATGCGCACCGAAGGCTTCGACCGATTCATGGCCTCGTTCGCGAGGTTCGCCACCGAGTCTCTCGCCCACGGCACGAACCTCCTGGTCCGCTTCACCCAGGCCCTGAATACTGGCGAGATCGGTGGGAACCTGCGGGAATTCCTCGACTACGCCCGCGAGAACGGGCCCCTCGTCGGCGACACCCTCCGCAACCTGGCCACCGCCGCCACACACCTGCTGGTCGCCATGTCCGACATGGGCGTCAGCGTCCTCACCGTCGTCAATGCGCTTGCGGGCCTCGTCACCGCGATCCCCACCGGCCTGCTGTCGACGATGATTCAGCTCTACGCCGGGTTCAAGCTCATCACGCTGGGTGTGGCCGCCCTGAGCGCAGTCACCGGTGGCGCGGCCATCGCACGCCTGGGCGCGTACTTCGCCATCATGCGGGCCGCCGGTGTGGGTACCACCCTCCGCGCCACCGCGGCGTCCATGTCCGCAATGACGAAGGCATCCCTCGGCCTCGGTGTCCTTGCCGTCGCAGCCGTCGGTATCAGCAAGCTTGCCGAGAAGGCCCGCGGCGCGCCCCCGGACGTTGACCGGCTCAGTACCTCCCTCAAGGAGCTCGCGGAGTCCGGCAAGTTCACGGGTGAGCTGAAGAAAACCTTCGGCGATGTCGATGGCGTCGTGAAGAAGATCGGCGAGATCGGCGAAGCGTCCAAGGCCAGCGAGGAGTACGTCAAGTCGTTCGGTGACGGATCGGTCGGCCCGCTCGAGGACCTCCGTAAGGGCGCCTACGACCTGTGGTCGGACTTCACGAAGGGCGAGAAGTCCCTCAAGGCACTGAAGGGCGACTTCGAAGGCCTCGACGAGGCCATGGCCGGCATGGTCGGCAACGGGTACGGCGACCAGGCCGCGAAAGACTTTGCGCTGATCGAGAGGGCCGCGAAGAAGGCTGGCCACTCCACGAAAGAGATCGCCGAGCTCTTCCCCGAGTACAACGACGCCCTGGCCGCAGCTGCCGCCGAACAGCAGCTGGCCGCGTCCGGGATGGGGCTATTCGGGCAGCAGGCCATCGCCACGAAGGAAAAGCTCGACGCACAGAAGTCCTCTGCCGATGGGCTGCGCCAGGCCATCGTCGCCCTGAACGAGGTAAACCTTGCCGCCTTGGGCGGGATGATCGGCTTCGAGCAGGCCATTGACGACGCTACGAAGGTCATCGCGAAGAACAAGGGCGCCCTCAAGGGCACCAGCAGCGAACTCGACCTCAACAAGCAGGGCGCCCGGGATGCTGCCTCTGCGTTGCAGAATGTCGCAGCTAAGACCATGGAGGCTGCAACCTCGGCCCGCGAGTCCGGCGCCTCATGGGAAAAGGTCAACGGGATCTACGCCCAAGGCCACGACGAGCTGGTCAAGCTAGCCATGGTCGCCGGACGCACCAAAGAGCAGGCCGAAGCGCTCGTCGCGACGTACCTCACCATGCCGACTGAGGTCACCACCGACATCAGCATGCGCAGCGAGGACGCCATCGCTGGCCTCAATC